GCATCCTGTGAGATATTCTCCGTTTCCCAGAAGTGATGTTGAAAGCAAGGACTCGATTGATTCTGAAAAGACTTCAGGATTTGCCCATGAAACAGAGGTCAGGGTTCCAGCCAGTACCAAGGTTCCAAAGAATTTAAAAATTAACGTGCTTGTTCACAACATCCCAAATCTGACTTATGGAAATGCACTCAAAAGCTCTGAGGCAAAGAAAATCATGGATAAATATTCTCCGTTAGGAGATGTTATATTCGAGGGTTACAATAATAAAAATGCAAAGATGGCCAAATCATACGAGGAGTTAGTGAAATCACTAAAGAACAAGCCTGAAGTTGACAATCCCTATGCCTTGGCACATTACATCAAGAACAAGGGAGGCAACACTGATTCTAAATTTGATATGAAACTTGCCAGTTCTTTACTCTCAGCAAAATTCTCATTACTTCGACAGAGCATGAATAAAGCTCCATTCCATGGACAGGTTGGCAAGATAAAAGAGGCCAAGGAGAAGATCAGTCCTGAATCTGTGGGATATGTCAAGGGGCCAACTCCGAAGGAATGCCAAACTTGCATTTGGTTCCAAGGCCCCAACGTCTGCAATCTTGACAATATTGGATTATCAATTCCAGTCGATGGGAAGGAAGGATGTTGCAACAAGTGGCAAGATAAAACAGACAAAACACAGACAAAGTTTGGAAGCCTGTTAAAGATTGCAGCTGCAAAAGTTTCCACTGATCAGGATGTTATTGATTGGTACTCTGAAATGAATATCTCCAAGAGACAGCACGCAATCGATCCAAACAGGTTGGAAGATGCCATCTCACTTGAACTCTGCAAGAAAGAAATCAAGGACATGACAGATGATGAATTTATTGTTGTAAAGGTTGGATATGCTTTCAGACATCAGCTCGAAGATACATCAAAGATTCTTGGAATCAATGTCAACAAGACAGCAAAAACCAAATGGGATGCATATAATATCTCCCAGAGAATGCACATGATAGATCCTCATCAGATGTTTGACAGCTTGCCAATGTGTTCCAAGTCTTATGATGAGTTACTTCCCAAGGAAAGAAAACAGATTGATGAAATTCTTGACGAGAGGCCAGCTGAACAATCCCAGCCAAATTCAAAAAGCAAGATTGCTGTAATGCGAGACTTGCCACAGTTTCCATGTGTTGACTGTGGATATCGTGGATATACAAAATCAGAATTACTCCAGCATCAGGAAGAGGCCATGCATGGCCAGCACGCTTTCAGACAAGCTTCTCAAGGTCATCAGTTCTTCAGGTTTGCATCACTTGAATTGGAATCATCTGACAGCCAAGGCCAGCACGCAACATATTTCCTGTTGGCTGGAGATGAAGTCAATGGAAGAGGCTGGGGAGTTACCGAGGAATCAATTCCAAAGAATATCGAGTCCTTTGTTGGAATGCCATTTGTCATCACAACTTCAGATTATATCGAAGGCTCACCTTATGGCAAGGTGTATGACCATCCCTCCACTGAGCATTTTCCAGTCTTGGGGATTGCATCTATTGGCACGTATGACGTAAATGATATCAACCTAATCAAGAGATTCCAAAACAAGTTTGCCATTGGAAAGATTGTCAAGGTTTACAAAAAGGATGAAATCTGGAGGGCAGATGTCACAAAAAGCCCCAAGTATGCCCATGTTCCATGGCCCCCATTTACATCCCCAGCAATCTACAAGATGAATCCACATGAGCCGGATGATAATATCGAATCTTGGACAGCTCTTCACTTGGCCGGACTTGACCAAAGGCCAGCGTATGGCAATATTGCACTCTTGAAGGGAACTTGTAACGGAGATTATGGAGGAGTCTGCGAACATCAACTCAGGTCAGCCTCAGAAGTGACCTTGAAGCAATTCTCCCCTTGCAGAGTTGGAAGGGTTTTGGATGCGATCAAGGAATCAAATAACAAGATTGCGGCCCTTGACTCTGGGGATATCTCTGACACTCAAGTTGTCAACCTTCTCCAGATGACAGACAACAAAAAGAAGAAGAAAAAGGATGCTGGAGATACATCTGAATCATTTCCCCAGAGACTCAGAAACTCCTTGTAAGAATTTAATAAATTATTTCTCTCACTTTAAATAAGTCAAAAAGAGATTTTCAAGCAATAACCATGACTCAGCTAAAAACACAATTACTGACAGCTTCAATGTCTGTCAGTAAATACGCAAGCGAGATCCAAAAGATGGCAGCTGATATCGAAGCTGGCCAAGGAAGCCTCAGCCCAGATCAAGTGAAAGAGATTCTTACCGGAGTCAACAATAACTTGATGGGTTTATCCTCAGAGATAAAGAAAGTCGCTGAAGGAGTTCCAGCCAGTGGAGATGATGATATGGCAGAGCCAGAAACTCCACAAATGGGAGAAGATGGCAAACCCAAAGTCGCTAGCACTCCAGAGTTAGGATTGGAAGAAGGCCACGAGCCAAAGGTTGATCGAAAGACAGCCTATGGCAAGAGTGCCGGAGATCCATCAGGTGATAAACTAAGAGAACAAGTTGCCTCACTCATGGCTGAAAGAGATGCCATGAAAAAGGCTTCGATGGCCAAGGAATATTCTTCTTTGTTCCCTCTCTCAATGAGAAAGGCCAAGGAAACAGAATTTTTGGCATCAACCGAACCTCTTAACATACTCACAGCCAAACTCGAAGGAGCTAAAACAGCCGTCAGCTCTCAAAAACTTGCAAGTCAGAAAAGCAACTACTTGCAAACAATCAACCCAGCCAAAGAAAATATCTTTACTGGAGTTTCAAGTCAGAGAACGGCCAAAGGCCCAGCTGACTTAACGGACATATAGGAGAAAAAACATGACAAACCCATATCAAGCACTTGTTATCGGAATGACCATGTCAATCCCTCCAGAAGTTTTCTATCTGCCAATGGCAGCTCAGAACTTGGCAGCTGGTCAATGTTGTGTCGTTATTGCCGGAGTTGTAACTCTTGCAACAACTAGCAACAGAGCCGGAAATGCCCCCTTCGTACCAATCGAATCGATTGATAACTCCGGAGGATCATCTGGAAGTAAAACCATAGGAGGCGTGGGCCCTCGTCAAAGAGTCACTGTCTTTACGACATCTGACTTGGAAACAAACGACTACGTCAAAATATCTGGCACAGACGGCAAAGTGACAAAGTTCATAGCCGGAACTGATGACGCAGACCTAATCTATGGAAGATATCTTTCAGAAGAAGGAGCTGTATTCAGTAGAAGCTCAACAACTCCATACACTGAAACATTAAGTGGGGGCCAGAAACCTCTCCTCAATGCAACATCTGGAGATGTTGTCATAATCGAGTTGGAGGACTTGGGTTAGACATGACAGAAGTAACCGAACAAGTAATGACAAACAACCATCTAAACAATGGATATCAGTTTTGGTTAAACCCAACTGATAAACTCGTATATGCTGGAATCGCAGAGCCAGAGTATGGCTTCAAGGGAGATTTCTTCCCTGTCTTTGATCCAAAGATAAGAGTTGCAAATATCTCTATGATGAGAAAGGCATCTCTTGACGGACTTGATTTCTCAGGTCTTGACATGAAATCGCCTTACATTGATGAACAATTTCATCAAATGTATCTCGAATTTAGAGACAACTATCTTGCCGGAGGCAGACAGAAGATGGCAGCTCTCACCTCTGGAGCTAACTCAGTGGTTAACATCCTGAATGTCTTTCCAAAGCTCTACGGGCTTAAAGAAAGAAAGTATGCAGCTCGATATCTCGCACAAGAGATAGCTGTGCCAAACTTGGTTATCGACATCGATACAATCAAGAAATATTCTGGCATGGTTGAAATCGGAGAACTCCAGTTGCCTTTCCCGAAAGAGGTAAGGTATTCCAGAGCTCACTTCGAGGCTAAGAAGTACGGTCTTATCTTCGAAATTTCCGAGGAAGCGATGCTCAAGAACATACACAATCCACTTCAGGACTCAATCACAGTGGCATCAACCAAAGTAGATCAAAGAGTCAGCTATGACATAGTTCAAACCCTAGAAAATGGCTTGACTTCAGTTGCAGCTCTTGGAGATTGGGGCGCATTCACCTCAAACACTGATCACTCTACAATCAATCCAAAGAAGGATATTGCAAGAGTCATCACCTCTTCAATCGAAGCAACTGGAATCGGAGGCACATTCAACAGAATGGGTATGCACTCTGTATCATACACAGACTATGAGTCAAACTCATACGTCAGAGGACTCTTCGAGCCAGCCCCAGATCCCTCATGGGAACCAGCTCTCAGACCAATAAAGGGTTTGGCTGGAGTGGGCCTAGCTCAAGACTACTTCATCCCTCAAGGTGTTGCTTACGTCTTAGACGTAGGTGATGAAACCTGTTGCGCTTTGTTCCAAGGCCCAACAAGAGTCGCTAGCAAGCGTGAAGAAATTTCAGGTTCCGAGATTTACGGAATCTTTGATTTCCACTTGTCAGCAATCATCAACACAAACACTGGAAGAAGGATGACAGGCGCAACAACGCCAGTGGCCCCAGCATAAACTTCCCTCTCTTTTCTCTTTTTTTGAATTTTCAACTCAGTGAAAACTATTGACAATTAACATCTTTTTCGTTACCGATAATTTAATAAACCATTTAACAAATACTTTGATAGATGCCACTTCAAATCGAGGAAGCAATCAGTCCACTCCCAGAGGACTTTAAATGGGGAGAACAATGGCGAGCTCTAAGACTTTGGAAAGAGTTGAGGGATGATGGAGAGTTCTTTTATGCATTCGTTGTCAGAATGTATGGCCCCAATGATTATGGCAACAAGAAAGAAGATGAGCTATACATTGGAAGAGAAATCAAATACATCAAGGGAAAGAAATTCCAACTCGATCACAAGAAACCAAAGTTTGGAGAGAGAGTCGATGAAGAAGCTGATGAAATAGTTGAGTCAATATTTGACTATGAAAAAGGCAAATATGTTGAGGTCAGAACTCCAGTAAATGCAAGAAAGACATATCTCTACTTGCACAAAGCGGATGACAAGGAGATGGCCAAAAAGTATGCTTCGCTTATAGGCACAACAAGCGTGGGCATTACAAAGATGTATTTTGTCTATAATTATGGATCCAGAATTGTAGAAATTCCAAACAAGAAAGATTTCTTCGAACATACTGTCCAAGAGCTAGCCAACAAAGAGCAACAAGGTAACAGCATATTCAACACAGAATCAGACAGAGCCAAGAAAGGCAACGCTGACATGAGTTAGATATGAAGAACCAACATCGCCATCCTATCTCTTTTTCTTTAGATGATGAACTAATCTTGGATATTTACTATGCCTGTGGAACCTCTGGAAACTCAGAGAAGGTTTCAAGAGAAATCGAATCAATACTCAGAAGAGAGATCCCATCAAGACAGTTAAGTATCACTAAGGCTCAGTAATACGCATGACCGTAACAAACGCACAGATCAAGGCCTTTCTTGTAGCTGCAACCTATCCAGTCACAGTTCGAATCAATGATTTCAAGCTGGTAAAAGGAAGATGGCCAAGGGCCATCAGAGTTGACATTGAACAGCTCTCTCCAGAGCAGATTAACAAGGATTACAAACTCAAGGACATCAAGCAAGTTTTCAGATGCCATCTTTATTCTCCAGTTTCCGGCTCTGCATCTGATGAGATTGCAACTGCCAAAAGCATTCAGGATGTAATCAGGTCAACACTTGAAGCTCAACAACTGGCCGGAACAAAACTCTTCAGGGAAATTTTCAACTGGAGTCAGTTTGACTATGAACAGGATCCCTTTTACCATGTCCATTCTTATCTTGATGTAACTCCAGAGGATATCCAGTCCGAGACAGGCCAAGGCCTCATTGGAGCTTATATCACAGTTGACATCGGTTCCGTTACTGGAATGCAAGTCCTCTCCCAAGATGGAGATGAGGGAAGAAATTCAACGAGAAGGCCTGATGTTGCTGGAACAACTGTTCCAATTCCAGAGGCAACCTATGGGGCAAAGTTCTTGGAAGTTGAATATAGAAAGTCCAATTTTGATGCTATTGCGGCATACATCTTGGCCAAGAATGCTGTAACTGTCGTGATGCATGAGGGATCAAACACTCGAACTCTTCAGGCAATACCAATGAGCCAGAAATACAGCGTAAGATATGACAATCTTGAGACTGTGATTATGCATATCGAAATTGTCTCTGGATAAAGATTTTAATAATTAGACAGAGATTGAGAATCAATGGGAAATATTGACATCAACCAAATAGCGGATCGTGCTGAGGGTTTTGATGGTTTTATCCAGTTACAAGAAGGTTCCAACTTTTACAAATTCAATACCTTGCAGACTCTTGACATCGAATGGGATTGGCTAGATACTGACAGATATGATGTGGGAGGCAATCTTGCCTTGGTCAGAGCTGGTCAGAATCACGAGTTTGACATGGAAATCATCCTCACCAATGATGAGGCTGACACTGTATCTCCTCCAACAAATACCAAGACAATTTCTTATTGGATTTATCAGAAAGAGATTTTGAAGAACAGAGTAACTGGAACCTATGTTGGCAAGTTCAAGACAAAGAATGGAGGCTCTACTCCTTATGTCAATCTCAGAGTCACCTTGGACATCCAGAAGATAGGAACTGTGAGAGTTCAAGGTGATGTTGTTACTGTTCCAGTCCATGGAAGAGTAATTGCATTTACAAATATGTTGCAAGAATCCAGCTAATGGCAAATATAGTTCTCTCAAAGAAGGATTATCTCATTCTCAATGTACCTCAAAAATCTGACATCAGGCTCAGAGTTGCACAGGTAAAACTTCAATATTCAGGATTTGCCGTCTTTACTGCAACCAAGATCATCAACGAGGAGATAATTGATACCATTCAAAGAAAGATGGAAGCGGCTGGAATATCCAAGAAAATTGTTGAGAGGACATATCTTCTTTCTAAGGCTGTATCATTTGGGGCCAGAGGAAGAGCTATTGAATTTTATGTCAAGTCTGATTATGTGTCTGAAAAGGGTTTTCCAGTTGCCGTCATGATTGAGAGGGGAAGAAAACAGTATGACATCACAGCAAAGAAGAACAGGCCTAATCCACATCTCAAGTTTTTGGGAGAAGATGGCTCTCCAGTATTTCGAAGAAAGGTCAAGATACCAAGGAAACCAGCTGGAAGATTTATCTCAGATACGATCAAAGAGAAAAGAAAAGTTTGTCAGGAGAGGCTCAATACCGAGACTGTTAAATGGATCAATCACATAATGCGAAGATAGACTATGCCAGACGATATCGAGGAACCTGTTGATCTGCGCCTTATTGATCCAGAGTGGCTGGAAAGAGAGGCAAAGAAGGCCAAGAAACTTGATGACATCCAAAAGAAGGTAAATCAATCAAGAAAGAAACTAGCTGCCGGACTAGCTCCAATCAACATTCCTCAGAGTTCTCATGGAACCCTTCCAAAGAATATGGCTGGCCCCAAGGTTGGAGCTGGTCAGTATATCAATCCCCTTGGCTTGCCAACTGGCCAGAAACCTCTTGCAGCTGGAAGAGCTCCACTGTCTGGCCAATCATCCCAACAGTCATCACGAACCAAATTCAAAAAAGAAGTTGAGGATGATTTACTCAAGCAATTAGGTTTTAGTAAGAATTTTGACAATCTTTCCAAGGAGGATTATGCCAAACTTGTATTGGATCCTAAATCATTTGTCATGGGAGAGCTTGTCTCTTTACTTCAATCAAGTGCAATCGGTTCTCTCATACTCTTTGCGCCTGAAGTGTACGAGAAACTTGTTCAAACCATTGAGAAAGAGTTTGAGGCTGGAGGCTTGCTTGATATTCGAAAGATGATCAAGGATGCTGTTGTTTCTATTCCATCAATCCAACAGGCCATTGATGCAAGTTCTGGAGATGTGTTTTTTACTCCGGATGCTGGCCCTCTTGTCAGACAGGGAACCCCAGAATCCTCAAATACAAAGGCTGGGAGAAATGATTATATGAAATATATCGCTTTGTATCGAGGTCAATAACAATGGCAGACTCGGCAATCTACATCAGAAGGCCTTCCAATGCTGGGTTGACAGTTGCACAACTCTTGGCTGATCCAACTCAAGTGGCCAATGTGTTGTTTTTTACTTACCCTGACAATATGCTTGAAGGAGTTGATTTTGATTCTGAGAATAACATAGTCAATCAGCCTTCTCCAAACATTTCAGGAACAAGATTCATCAGAAAGATAGACAATGGGGCCAAGGGAGAACGATTCACACTTTATGGCAATTTCAAGAATCAGGAAGGTTTTACTCCATCAAATCCAAACGCAGACATGAAAAAACTCTATGGATTCAAGAATCAGTTACAGCTTGATTCAACAAATTTCTTTTATGGTAATGTTGGACTATACATTCCAAATGCTGATATTCTAACTTTTGATCCAACCTCGACTCAGGGAATGTCTATTGACAAGATACACTTTGGATTTGTTGGCAAACAGAATCAAATCTTTGATTTCTCCGTTGATTTATCCAAGGGAGGAACTCTGACAACGCCTCCATGAGCCTTCCAACTCCACTGTCAATCACTTTGCTTGACAGAAATCAAATATTTCGAAACAATGCAGCTGTAACCAAGGGTAAAGTAATCGCTGGCGATATGATGCCATGGTTTGAGAGACTGGAATGGACTAACGAGGGTATTATGCAAACCAATTCTGGAGAGCTCAAATTACAGATTGATACCTTTGGAACTTTTATCAGGGATCCATCATCTCCAAATCTTTTCGATAGCTATGCCAAATCAAATTATCTGATTGAAATCCAGATGACTCAGATAATCAATGGAGTGACATATTCCTCTATTCCTTTCAGAGCTCAGCTTGGAGAGGCATCAATCCAAGAAGATGATGAGGTTGGAGAAGTTATCAGTGTGCCTTTGTTGTCAATAGCATACGTCACCAAAGAGACTCCATGTTCAAGACAGGATATCTTCACAACTCCAAAGCTCAGATTCAACAATCTTGTCATTGAAGCTGGTAAGAATGGCCCAATATCCCCCCCCTCTGTGGCCTTTTTCATACAAACAAACAATCTTCCAGATAATCCAAATCTCCAAATCAACTGGATTCCAGCTGAAGAAGTTGCTGTCCATGACCTGATGAGTGATGTTATCAACCAAGTTGCCCTCCCTTCGGCCCTTGGAGGAGTCTTTGCTGATTATTATTTTGATGACAAACCAAGCTCGACATTTACTCTGTCACAGGAAATTATTGCTGATGTATTTGGAGGAACTGATTCTGGAGTCACAATCACTCCGATTCCATCTGGAGGAGGCTCTCCAGCTGGCCAGCAACAAGAAAAAACTGCAATCACTGACAACACAAGAACAAAGAACCAATGCATACTCCACTGTTCCTCCAATGGGGGAAGCCTTCCAGCTGGTCACATGAGATTTGCGTCAAACTGGCTTCATGCGGCTGGAGATGGAAATTATAGAGGAAGGCCTGAATGGGATTCAACTCAAGCTTATACCCAGATATCACAATTTTTGGTTAAGAGAACCAATCTTGGAGATTCGAATCAAAATAACAGGCTGAGATTTTTCAAATGTATCAAGGATGTTGGCCCAACATCAACTCCTCCAGAGAGTGATCCTTCGCATTGGTTTGAGGACTTTTCAACCAATCCGTCAGCATTGACATTCATTGATCCCAGTCCATGGACTAGCTCATCTGTGGACTATGCGGCCAACATGGCTGGCAGAGGAAACATCAATCTTGTTCCTTATGTTGGAATGTTCTGGGATTGGAATATTGCAAGGGCAATTTATGACACAAACACAAGGACTGATCCTTCCAATCCATATCTGACTCTATCAGTCAAATACGTCTTTATGCACACAAATAACCCTCCCACTGGAGCTCAACTCTATCCATTCCAGAGAGTTCTTGTGGGGCCAGTTCCAACAGGCGCATTCGTTGGGAAAATTGGAAGAGTTGCAACATATCTTCCAAGCGGAGTTTGGACTTTCTCCAATGCGCCAACTGATGGAGATGTTGTCAATGATATGGATCAAGCCAATGTTTTGAAATACCGAGTTGCAAAACCAGCTTGGTCATCACTTGGAATCTATACTCCAAGAGATTACGTCACAGATGGAGGATTATTCTATCATTGTATCAAGCCAGTTGGCCCCTCGTTTACCCATCCATCAGGTGATCCCACTCATTGGACTCAGGTTTCCACTCCTTGGGAAATTGTCTGGGGAGTTGACAGTTCTGGAAATGGAATAAATCTTGGACTTGGAGGCTCGCCATTCCACATCTGTTCTGTAATTCAAAACATCACAAGTCCAACAGGCATTCCAAACAGAGCAATTCAGGCAACTTTCAACTGGCTTGATGCATCCCATGGAGGAAACGATGCAAATATGTCATCAAGAGGAGCTTGGCTATCTTTCATGTTCCCATATCCAAGACTCACAACATCTGGAGGAGAAGTTGGCCATCTTTACGGAGGGAGTGGAGCTTCTGGAGTAGCTCCGGTTTTAGGAGTCTTTGATTCTTACAATCTCACTTACAACAGGAAAGGACAGACTGGCTGGAACAATGGTCTTGACTCCGAGGATCTTGGAAAGATTTCAGCAATCAGATTCAAGATGAGTGTTGCTCTTTACACAAAGGGAGTCGAGACTGTCACAAACCTTGTCACTGGAATTGAATCAATCCCAATGATATTCTGGGCGATTGATGTCTTTGACAGGATTTATTATTCTGACTTTGCACTCAGACGAAATGGAGGCTGGGATGACATCAGGATTCCATTTGGCCCCAATGCGCCAAAGCAGATGTATATTGGAAGGCCTGACGAACTATTCAGTCTGTTAAACTTTACCTTCCCATGGGATGGGTATATCACAGAAAAAGAGTTCTCTGGAATTGCGTTTGACTGGAGAAATGTCAAGGGATTTGGAATGATGATGGCATCTCCATATCTCAACAAGTCTGGATTTTACATCGCTGGCCAACAGGCCGGATATGATCAGCTTACTCAGTTGTTACAGCAAGGAGTGTCATATTATTGGAATGCCGGACAGGATGCACTTGCACAGTTCTCCAGTAACTTCCAGCCAATACACTCGAATCAGCTAGTAGATCATGCAAACATAGCAATCGATGAATTGTATTTCGAAAAAGAATTGATTGTCAACTCCAGTCTCAATCCTCTGCCCTTTGCAAGATACCAAAAAGAAAGTTACGAATCAGAGACAGATTATCTCAATGCACAAGCCAGAGCTGTTGGAATTGCAACAAGACTGTCATTCTATCCACAGTTTACTTACTTTACTGCCTCTGGAGATGTGAGAGCAAGATTTGGACAGACATTCTTATTGTCAGGCCCAAGGGTTCCAAACAGTCCTCAGACTCTAGTTTTCAAGTCAGTGAAGCATATCGTGGATCACTCTGGATATTATATTGAAGGACTTGGAGTCAAAAAGTTTGCAACGGCTCTATTGAACATATCAAGGCCAAGCGGCCCCTCTGGAACAGTAGTGACATTGACTGGATTCAATTACACTCCATTATCAACAGTAACCTTGACGTATGATGGAACCTTGATTGGAACTATTGGAACTGACTTGTTTGGAAGATTTACATTCCCTCTGTTTGTTCCAGCTTCAACAATCGGCCAGCACACATTCACTGGAACTGATTCTCAAACTATTTCAGGAAGTGTCATCTTTATAGTGAGTGCATCATGAGTCTCTGGAACGAACCTCCATCATTATTCAAGTCAATAAAAGCTCTTGACAACAAGATTGGAGTAACAAGAGTAATCGCCAACTTTGCTGGAATTGGCCAGAATGTTGACTCTTCTGCATTTGGCTCAGGGGCCAAGTCATACAACAACGGAACATTGATGGGAGTAACTTCACTCAATCCCTTCACAAATACAGTGACTCTAAGCTCCGGATTTTATCATGTTGATTTGATGTCAACAAATTTCTTGGTTGACGATCCCTCAACTGGAACCGTAACACTCCATTACATTGATGGAAGATTTAGCAAAGGCCAGATTGTTAGAATCAGGCCAGTAAAAGGAAAGACACTCACTCTGAAAAAAGCATCTGACCTGACAGGAACCAAGGGGAACCTTTATCTTGATGCTGATGTCACTCTCGCAGAAAATGAGTTCCTTGACCTGACTCTATCTGATGACTTTGGAATCTCTGGAGTTGGAATGTATGTCGTATCAAAGGGAGGAAGATCATCCTCTGGCTTTACCAATCCAGCAACTTCAGACTTGGACATGAACAAATTCAACATCCTCAATGTTCCATCAATATCTTTCAAAAATACAAACTTTGACAACGCACAAAGAACTATCAATTTCATAACAACTGGCTTGCAATATTACACTGACAACTCATCTGGACCAACACAACTCCAACACTCCTTCTGGATAGGACTCAACAACATCATGAACATCAGGGCTGGAGAGGTTGACATTTTCAAGACTCTCAACATGGAGAACCAATTCATTACAAACGTCAACAATATCCAATTTGCATCAACTGGAGGACTGATTGAAATTTCTACTTCCAATGATGGACAGGTAATCAACTATACAGTAAATGGACTCTTCAATATCTTTAGGATGAGCTCAACTGCAAATTGTGGAATAATGCAGACAGTAGGACAAAGTACAACAGCAGCTCCAGCATACAAATTATACAATGGTCTTGGTCAGATTCCAAATCAAATTCTTGGTACATTCAATTATGATTCATTGACTGGAATTGGTCAAAAGAGTTTTGTCGTATTATCTGGAATGGTTGCAACTAATGGAACATCAGGAAAATTTTTAGTTTCGATTTTAGAATCTCCAGTATTTCCAGCAATTCCAACGCCTTTATTCTCAATAGATGGATCCAATGGAAATGTTACGTGTGTTGGTTCAAGACTCGTTATAGATACCACAGCAAATGATCCATTTCCAAATAATCTTCCACTGACTATCGACACTCTTGGCTCTTTTGTATCGTATGCAAACTCCGGAGGACATCTCTTTCAGAATGCGGCCAAAAATACTTTTTACTTTGGAGCTTTCAAGCCCAATGTATTTTATCAAGGAATATCAATGGTTGTTAATCAGAGAAGTAACGCCAGTTACACAGTTGATTCTCTGAATGGGGCTGGAAGTGACTTGATTATTACAATGACTGACAATTCATTTACTAGAAACTGTACTCTTCCAGATGCCAATCAATATCTTGGGAGATTCTTGATAATTAAAAACCTTGGAAGCCATTCTGTCTTTCTTGTTACTGTTGGAGGCCAGACAGTTGATGGCCAAGCATCCGGAGCTTATACACTCACTGGAGGAACCTTTGCATCTGCGATCCTTTTTGCAGCTGGAGGAAATTGGTTTGTTGCAGCTAAGGTTTAGTTAATCCAGTAAATCCATTCTGAAGGACTCCCAAGACTCCAATTCCATAATCCAGTCTCTTTGTAGATTTTTATCTCGTCATGGAAATTGCATCCCCAGCATTTGTAATTATACAGACTTGGTTTCTCTCCAACCTTTAGATAATGTACTTGATAGTATGGAGGGCCGTTATTTGGCTCAACCTTGACAATCTGGCCTTGCTGTTCCCCAAATGCTAACTGATGAAGTGTCAATCCAACAATAATTCCAAGAACTATTCCAATATTGATTTGGATGAGTTTTCTTTTTGTCATAATACGCATTACAATCTCAGTCTTTTAAGAATAGAGCTTGAATCTCGCATAATGCTTATTAATGTTATAATCTTCATAAGATTGCATTGAGCCTTTCAATCGATGATAAAGCAAAGATTTTCGAGTTTCACAAGTTATTCAAGGCAAATCCTCAATCAGTTACTCCAGAGATTACAACTTTTATAAAAGCAAAAAATGAAGAACTCTGGCAAATCAAAGGTGATGAAAAACTTCCTGTCGATGCCAGAGTTGCCGCTTTTGATATGATAAAATTATGCCATGAGATGCTTGGCAGAAAGTTTGATGAGTCTTGGAAGCCAAAAGAGGGCAAAAAGGGAGGGGGAAATTGGAAACCTTTGACCAAAGAACAGCGAGCTCAGAATTGCAAGGATTTTATTGATTTCATGAAATCATTGGGAGTGACAGTTTCTCCAGAATCAACAGAGTGGAATCTTCCACTTGCCATGATCTGGGGGCCAACAAAATGATCAAACCTCTAATCTGTAACATGAGAGCAAGAGACATCAAGCCAGTCCTTGACAAGAGAAATGAACTCAAATTCGATCAACTTTCTTGCAATTATATCAATTCCATGGGAACAGAGCCAGAAGTTTACAGAAGAATCAGGGATATTTTTCTCAATGATGAAAGATTCCAAAAATACACTCATCTTGTAATTGCGCCAGATGACTTGATTGTTGAGAATCATCACATTGAAGCTCTCATCAATGACTTGGAGGCATTTGACTATCCTGTTCTCTCTGGAATATGCAACGTTGACATGAGCTTAAACCGATACAAATATGCAATATGTATCAGGAATCTTCCAAATCGAAATTGGGATGATGGAAGTCACACAAACAAAGAACAGTTGAGATTCTATGATTGGGCAACTGAGGAAGATATCAAAGAAGGAAACATTATCAGGGTTTTATTTTCTGGCTTTCCACTGATGTTCATTCGAAGAGATATTGTTGAAAAGATTCCTTTTGAGACTGACTTTGAATGGAACAAAGACTCTGATCCTAATTGTGCCGCTTCAATAGATGTCACATTCAATACACGATGTTATGAATTGGGAATCCCTGTGATGGCTGACTGTGATGTAAACATGACACATCTTAGATATGGAGGAAAGATAAAAGTTGGAATCAAACACAAATCAATCGATTGGATAAGATATCGAGAACAATACAAACTTGAGGATGGAACTCCAATGATGGCCCAAGACTCTACAAGAATATTCTTTGAAAGAGTTGATACTATCAGATTAGTCGTGGCCATGTCCATCAGGGAAGAAGTCAAGTTCTTGCCAAGGGCATTTGAATCTCTCAAAACCATTGATGGAATTGATGCTGTTTATGTGATGGATGGTTCCTATATGAAGGGATTTCATGCCAAATCTGATTCTCATGATGGCTCAAAAGATGTTTGCATGGCATACGAGAAAAAGTTCAAGGAGTTTTATTTCAGGCCAGCCATGGGAAGATTCTATGATTCACAATCTCAGAAGCGTAATCTTTTATTTGACTGGATTGAGGAGATGGACTCTGATCAGGAACTCTGGATATTTGTCTTTGATGGAGATGAAGAGATCAAGTGGAATGATGCGTTTTTCAATCTCAAAGAGTACCTGAAGAGCTGCAAGAGTGACATTATTTTCATGCAGACAAATCCATCTCAAATCACCAATCATCCAATGGAAAACTCTGGAGTCAGACTTGTCAGAGGCAAGCAAGGAATCAGATGGGCTGAAGGTTATTCCATGAGATATGTTGACAAAGATGGAAATCTTATGGCTGACTATTCTCCAAGGATGCATCTGACTTGTGTTAATCATGATTTCATAAATCAGATTTGGATTAAAAACAACTGGAATGAGAAATCAAGTGAAAGAATCCTTGAAAAACAAAAATATTTACAACAACGTTCCAAGGAATCAAACGAGAGGAGATTGGAAAGTGTACGATGATATCAAGCATTGGGTTGAGATGGATAATCCTTTATTGATTCCAAGTGCGCCTCATACCATCCCATATCAAGAAGAGTCATTGATCAAGTTTCTTAATACAATCCAATTCAAATCAGTCTTGGATGTGGGGGCCAGCACAGGAAGAATAGCTCAACTGATTTTTAATAACTTTGATGTGGAAACATATCATGGAGTTGACTTGTCAATTCAACGTCTCCAGTGTGCAAAGAGTGTCACTGAAAAATATAAGGGAGTTGGAGTTGGCCCAGATATCGAATTTTATGGATGTTCATATTATGATTTCAGGCCAGAGCAAAAATATGACTTGGTAATTGCAACCGAGGTTCTTATGCATATTCCTCCTCCAAAGTTAGAGACTTTCTTTGGAAAGATGGTCAAGGAATCAAAGAACCATGTCATCTCACTTGATTATTATCCAATTCCTTTCAAAGCTATTCCAAATCTTGCAGATCATAACTTCCTCCATCGATATCCTGATCTTTACATCAAGAATGGTTTTCATAGATGCCAAGAGATTAGAGTCTCTGACTTGCAATCAATGTTCCATGGACAGAAGGAATGAAGAAGAAATCCAAAGCTAGAATTGTATCAAAGGCCGAATCAAAGACTCTGAGAGTGTTGCCTTCGATTATTGTTGTTGGAAACGAGGGAAAAGCCATGAGTTATGTCCTTGATGCAGAACCAATGACAAAGGATCAATATTTGAAATTCCAAGAGACTCTTGGCCAAGACATGAAGATTACATTTAGCATGAGAGTTGTAAAGAAATAATGGATTTTGTCAAGCTAGTCATTAATCATGGAGAAACTCCTGATACCCATGTTTGGAGTCTTAGAATATTTCTTTTGCCTGAGAGAGAAGCTCATTTCATAAAAAAAGAGTTAGAGAGTCATCTTGTCAATAAATAAAAACAAATCTCATATCCACAGGGCCAACAAGAACAGGACTGAAGCCTCTGACCTTGGAAAGAAAATACGTATTGCACAACTACTCAAGAAGGAGTTTGGACTCAATGCCCTTGGCTTGGTTGATGAGTTTATCTTCTTCAGGAACAAGGCCACAAATGCCAGCCAGATTAACAGACACAATCCATCTGATGTGAAGAACAAGGAGGAGATGTTTGCCAAGTACCAAGTCCAAAAAATAGACTTGTTTGCAAAGACAAAGGGATGGTATGGAATCATAATCGAGATTGATGGTTTTGAACATGGCTTCTTTGATGACATCACAGAATCAGAACAGACAACTTCAAGAAACGAGAATTACAGACTTGGAGGCTATACTGAAGAGAATAAGAACCTTGTAATCATAACCACTGAGGAACTCAAACTGGATGACAATTCTCTCGCAATTCTTTTATCACTGAAATTGGGGATGCATAGAATCCATGGAAGCTAAGGAACCCAAACCAATCATCAGAGAAGAGTTGGAAAAGTTTGTCTCTGGAGAAATCAAAGAGGTCTTGGTTGGATTGACAACAGCAAGAGACAGCCAGACTCATGACTTGCAAGGAATGTTATTTGGACTCAAGAAAATTGCTGTTGAATTTGATTTGAGAATCAATATCAATCTGAATTTCAATTATATTTATCACAACATAGGACAGGGCCAGACAGAACAAGTCACTCCAGAGCCAGCATGAATCACTTTATCTCAAGGAAACATCATGACAAGGATCTCCATCGATATCTTGACTCACTGGATGACATGGGAGACAAGCTGGCAGAGTTTATGTTTTCTGGAGTGCATACCAAACAGGATATGATTGATTTCTGTATATCCAAAGGAATGAAAGAGAATCATGCATCTGAATTGGTTGAATCAGTTCTGAGGAAAATAAGATGACAACTTCCTTCTGTCAAGTGACTGATTGCGGCAAAGTTGCAAGTTTTCTCCACATGGAAAAGGGATTGTATCTCTGCAAGTGGCACGCCAATCCTGTTGAGAAAGAGTGTGAAGAAATATGACAACTCCAAAGAAATTTCCACTCTTGGCAATCTATAAGCGAAGATGGCATCCATATATTTTCAAATGCCAGTTTCCAAAATGTTGTAACTTTTTTACTTCAGTGGGCAATCATAGCATCAAATATTGTGGAGCTCATCCAACTCTCCCAACACATGGAAGAAGAACTGTCTCAATCATGGAACTTTATTCAAGATGACTGTCTTAGATCACTCCAACACTCCAATCGATAAGAAGGATGATCCAAATGGAAAGTGTGAAACTTGCGGAAGAAGAAAATCATGGCACACAAACGATGAGGTCAAGGTTTGCAAGATTGGAAAGTATGCTGAAGCTGGAGAAATGGCTGGAACTCGTCACAGCCGCAAATAATAAAAGACTGAATTTTCTTACCAATTACAACTAGGCCAAAATAGAAAGCTCTGTTTAACAAGCCTCTTGACAATGCTTGGCAACTTCTTGAGGATTACGTTCTCTCTGAGGCTCTCCGAGTGGCTTATGATATGGAGAACAGAATTACTCCTTTGCTTCCAGTCTAGGCACGATTTTTAATCTGGCCTCGGACACCATGCTCAAATGAGTCAAAGTTACCAAAAGAATCGACTCTTTACTCCACTTTACTTTATATGTTGGAATCTGAAAAAATAAAAAACTCTAGTGTAAATAAATAAATAAACTCGTTAAAAAAAATTTTATAATATAACTTATAAAGTAAAGTAAAGTAGAATCGTTCCATGAAAATTGGGATGCATAGAACGCTTGAAAAGATGGCGGCTCTAATCAAAAAAGAAAAACGAATTGATATTGTGAGATTCTGTGATGCCCTGAATCTCTCTCCTTCAACTTTCTACAATTATAGAAAGTTCATTCTCCAGAGATATCCAAATATCCAATATGAAAATGGAGTCTTTGTCTGGAAGGAAGTTGAGGAAATCGATAATGGGTAAATACCGAGATTTACTCATTGAAAAGCTTGGATACAAGTGTGTCAAGTGTGATATAACAGATGAGAATCTTCTCTGTGTTGATCATGTCTTTGGAAGTGGTAACATTGAGAGAAAGCGATTCAAATCATCTGAAGCCATGTTTAGATTCTATCTTGAGCATTTTGATATTGTCAAGCATCTGATTCAGTTGTTGTGTTACAATCACAATCGAGAAAAGCAACGCCTGAATGGAGAATATAGGAAACCTCTTTTCAATCAAGAAAAGGAACTGACTGAAGTTGAGAAGATGGTCAAACCTGATTCCTTGGATATGGAAACCTTCGTCAAATTCAAGGTATGTCTGTATCAAATGATTGGAAGAGGAAGGACATTCCAAGAAGCTATTTCGCTAGTCAGAAACAAGATTCTAGCGATATCTTATTAAGTTTAAAATATTCATAACTTTCTATGAATCCTTGCTGTAACAACTGTTTTATGTTCTTTGGAACGGAGAAGAAAATGCTCATCATTGGAGGCCTTCCTCAAGACTTGTGTGAAAATAGAAATTGCTTCTGTCATGATAAATTCCAAACAAGATTAACGGACTGGATGACATGACAAAAGTAACATCAAAAGTAAAAGGCTGGCTTGCAATCATTGAAACCATTGGGGCCATGACAACTGAAGAGTCATCCTTTGGATTTACTGAGGAAGGGATTGTTTTCAAATCAATGGATCCATCCCATCATGAAGCTGTAAACTTTCTCTGGAAGAAAGAGAATATGACATCCTATGAACTCACTTTAGCCAATGAGATTATTGGATTCAGAGTTGATGATTTCAAATCAATACTCAAGAGATTTGACAAGGCTGGAGATGTGCAAGTAATCAAGGACACTGGAGCTGGAATCTTGCAGCTACATCAGGGCCAGAAAACATTTGAAATGATTCTTGTTCACGCTGACCATCTTGAAGAAGTTCCAGACAAGGTCAAGGCAGAATTAGAGTACAAATTTGAGCTTGAGTTTGATGTTCTCAAGGATGTTGTTGGAGATATGAAAATTGCTGGAGATTACATCAGGCTTGAAGTAAAGAATGGAGGATTATTGTTCACTGGAGGAAATGATTCCGAGAATCACAAGGCCAAGAGAGATTCTGGAATCAGGATTGCCGCAGAAGATGGCTCAACCATGATATCGATTGAGTATGTTGCTGATTTCATTTCAACTATTTCACAATATGCAACAAAGGGAAGTTTTGAGTTTGGAAATGACAAGCCACTCCAAGGACTGTTTGACATTGAAGGGATTGGCTCTGTTAGGTTCTTCATAGCTCCTAAAATAAAATGACAGATCAACTTCTCGAAAGATTCTGGGATAAGGTACAAGTCGATCCAATCTCTGGATGCTGGAACTGGATTGGAGCTCAAGCACAAAATGGATATGGAAGATTTGGCATCTCTTCAGGGAAAACAACCCAAGCTCACATATTCGCATATCAAGTAAATAAAGGAAAAGTACCTGAAGGATTAGAACTGGATCACTTATGCAGAAACCGAGCCTGTGTAAATCCTGACCATCTCCAGCCAGTAACAAGAAGAGAAAATCTACTAAGAGGAATAGGATTTGTGGCAATTCAAGCAAAAAGAACTCACTGTCCAAGAGGACATCCATTATCAGGACATAACATCTTAAAAAGAAATGACAATCATAGAATGTGTCGAATCTGTCACAATATACAACAAAGAAATAGATATCATGAAAGAAAAAAGGTGACCAAATGACTTGGTTTTCCTCTCAATACGTGACTATCTCAATGAAAACAAACGTTACAAAAGAAGCCAGTTCACTCAGAAGAAGATTAAACAGGCCACTCAAGACAAGGCCAAGAAATGTTCTTTATCACTCAAAGGCAATCCATGTCAGCCAGCCAGACATCATGTCTTTGTTGGAGGCCAGAAGTTCTTTCTCTGCCAGTCACATTTTGAACAGCATAAACGAGGAGAGCAACTCTTTGACAAGCCAAATTTTGTGAAAGCGAGTGATATTGAATGATTACAAATCTTTTTGTAGAAAAGGGAAATACCAAGCCAGACAGAGATTTGATTTACATGAAACCTCTTAACTTTGCACTCAAGCGGATCTTGGAATGGTATTGGGAGGCTGGAAAAACTATCCTTGATGTTACAGCTGGCCAGCAACGAAGTTGGAGTCCAAACATTGAGACAACATCATTACTGACAGGAGAAAAATCATGGGATGTGACATTCCTTGACCAATCCCCAGATGCAAAACTTCAGGTCATGGCAGACTTTAGACACTTGCCATTCGCTGACAATTCTTTTGATATCATTTACTTTGATCCTCCATTCATGAAGCCAGCCAATGGAGTCGAGGCATTTGGAATCAAGACGCATAAGACTCCAGACAGGCTCTATTATTTCAGACAGATAGATGACAAGTGGGTTCCTCCAGAGGATTTCTTCCAACAGACTTGGAAGGAGTTCAACAGGGTTTCCAAGAACGGACTTGTTGTCAAGATATCAGAACGTTACGAGCAAGGCTATGAGATTCCAGTTACAACTTACATGGATGTCTGTTATGACAAGAGGCTCAATCCAGTCTCAGACTTTCAAAGATGTGCAAGAGTGGGATATCGTGGAAAGAGAGCCGGACTTGGGGCCAAGATGATTCATCCCCAGAGAGTCCTCAGTTACTATACTGTCTATAAGAAGGATTACAAACTCCATTGATTCTTTCGTAATCTTAATAAACTTATAATATTCATAGAATATCACTTGGCAAAACACAAAAAAGACGAGGACAAGGCCCTTGTAATTTCAGTTTCTATCACAGATCCCAAAGTCAAGACTTGGGTTCAAGGTATAATTAATGACGAGACAAGAAATCTCTCCAAGTCAATTCAAGCAAAAATAAAAGAAGGAATTTAAAAAAATTATTGTGATGCTATAACTGGAGTCTTTAAGCTCTCCATATATGCATCAATGATTTGTTTCACTTCATCCAAATCTTTTATTGTTATGGATGAATTTTTCTGATATCCTCTCACATAGGATAAAGCAATATCCTGAGCTTCTGATATGATGCCCTTCCATGAGAAGTCTATTCCATATCTTGAAACAAATCTCTGGCCGCAACCGTTACAGATTGAATCAGCCAGATCATTCTTCCAATATATGATAACTCCACAATATCCCCAATCCTTGGATCCACATTTTGGACATCCAACAACTGAAGGAATCGCTTCTGAGGAGTGAACTTTTGCGTTATTGGTTTGCATAATAGTAAATTCTCAGGCTTGTATATAACTATTAAGATTATAATATTATAATCTTAATATAATAGTGGTTTGTTATACTAAGTAACAGCTATGTCACAACAAATCGAAGTGAATGGAAGAAAGCATGATGAGAGATGCGCACACGCAAAATCTGACGTATGCCAATGCGCTTGTGGAGGCCGATATCATGGACTCAGCACAGGCAGAATCGCAAGGGATCAGAAAACGAAGAAACCTCTCTTTATTTTACAAGGAGAGAAATCATACCAAGGGAAATCCCATGGAGATTTGAATTGGGAAGTCAACGTCACCAATGGAATCGAAACAATCCCATTGAACAAAAGACTAGACTTGGTCAATCACTCTCCGGATGGATTTGCTTGGGGATATGGAGGCTCTGGCCCTTCACAACTTGCATTAGCCTTGTTAGCTGATGCCTTGGAAGATGATAAACTCGCTTTGAGTTACTATCAAACTTTCAAATGGGAAAAGATTGCAACAATCAACCAAGATATTGATTGGAGTATGTCAGCAAAAGAAATCAAAGAATGGGTTCAAGAACAAATTCTCAAACGTTCAATTCCTATGGAGGAATCTCATTGAATCCTTCCTCTATTTTTATTAATCTTATATTCTTCATAATCTTAATAAAGGTGAATGTTGGAGGAATGTTCTAATGGATGCCGGAAAAGAAATCATCTTTGATGAAAGACGACAGGCAAGGGCCAAGGAAGTTGGAATCCAGTTTGTTGATGGACTTTATCAGCATTTTAACGTAATAACAACCAAAGACGAGTTTGACAAAAAGACAAACCTTCTCAAACTTGCAGCTGGAACAATCAAGCACATGGGAATCTTATGGGGAAGAGAACCATCCATAAAAGATGTTTGTACCTGTGAGAGTTTCCAGTTTGGCAACTCTGACGAGTTCAAGAAATCTCATACTCATTCCTTCCAATGTAAGCATCTTCACGCAGCTAGAGAAGTCAGATTTGAGGGATATCCAGAGGGATCTTAATGGGAACAGAACAATACAGAGAACCAAAGAAACTCAATTCAGCCAATCAAAGACTCTTGGATCAGATAATCGGAGTTGTGGAAGATTATGGTCAGCAAGGCTACAAGCTAACTCTTAGACAGTTGTATTACCAGCTTGTCTCTCAAGATATCATCCCAAATACTATGTTATCTTATAAGAAGATTGGAAAGATGCTTGCCGATGCCAGAATGTGCGGCCAAGTTGACTGGAACATCATTGAGGACAGAGTCAGAGTTCCAAAGATTCCGAGCTCATGGGATGGAATCCAAGATATTGTAAAGTCAGCGTTATACTCATACAGACGAAACAGATGGCAAGGTCAAGACAATTACGTTGAGGTTTGGGTTGAGAAGGATGCACTCTCTGGAGTCTTGCTTCCAATCACCCAAGAATATCATGTCCATCTAATGGTAAACAAGGGATATTCCTCAGTTAGTGCCATGCATGACGCAGCTCTTCGAATCATGGATGAACAGGATGACAAGAGTTGCACGATACTTTACTTTGGTGATCATGATCCATCTGGAGAAGATATGGTCAGAGACATCAAGGACAGACTGACAGAGTTTGGATGTGACATCGAAGTTGAGAAAGTTGCTTTGACTATGGCACAGATTCAAAGATATAATCCTCCTCCAAACCCTGTCAAGATGACTGACTCAAGGGCTGGAAGATATACTGACAGACATGGTGACGAATCATGGGAACTTGATGCACTCAAGCCACAGGTATTGAAGAACCTTGTCACAAGCAATATCCAGAACTTGCTTGATATGGATAAATTCCAAGACATAGTTGAACGAGAGAATGCAGAGAAACGAGCCTTGGAAAAGTTTGCCAAGGATTATGCCAAGAAGCATCCGGAGAATGAGGACTGATATGGCTATCATCACTTACAGAACTCCAACAAATCCATCAGCCACTCTGTCTATCATGGGAAGTCTTGAGAATGCAAGACGATTCCTAAAGGAACTCATGGAGGACATTCCCTATGAAATCGTATCTGAGGAGGAACCGGAATGACTTACCTTGGACAGAAAACCAAGAAGGAGATGATCAGAGAGGCATTTAGAAACAATCCAAAAGTTGTTTTCAGTCCGGCAACTGTGGCCCTCACAACTGGAGTTCTCTCTGGGGCATCAAAAAGAATTTGCCAAGAGCTCAATAAAGAGGGATTCATCACGTTAATTGTTCGAGGCTACTATCAGCTAAACAAAGATATGAAACAATGTCAGATAGTGTCAGATTTAAACTCGAAGATGATCTGTGTCCAATGCCAATTTCTCCAAGGTCATCAAGGAAAGCATAGTTTTGAGATGAGAAAAATATGAAGCCAAGTCTAACTCTAAACCAAAAGCTCATTGGTCATGTAACAATCGAGACAACAAAGAAGGGCCTTGTCATAACGATTGCCCCATCTATTGACAGGGATATCATAATTGACTTGGCAGACAAAAAGGTGAATTATCCATGATAATAGATAATGATATTGTTGAAATTGAAGGAAGATATGGAGAAACTGTATTTCCTTACGATGATGTAACAATTATCAAAGGAAATTTCAAACAACAAATTCTTGATGGTCAGAAGGCACTTGAAGAAATGAAAAATCTCAAATTAGCATTTGGTGAACCATTTTATCAAGTTCTTGGGAAATATTATACTTTACAAGAAGCAAACCAAAAACTAGAGAAGGTAATACAAAATCTCAGAGAATTAATTGATATTCATGTTGAAGAGAAAAAAGAACTCAGAAAAAAAGCGGATCTATGGGATGAACATGATATCCAATATTGTAAGGAGTCAAGAAAGCAATGAATTTCCAAGTTACTCAGTGGTTTTGTGCTGGCTGTGGAAAACTGATGGATAACCTCAACTTTAGAGGAGGGCCACTTCCCAAACGCTGTCCTGAATGCAAGCATCAGGATCAGCTTGCCAGAGCCAGAGTCAGATATGAGGAGAGAAAGAAGGAGGCTCAAAATGCGTAAAATGATAAAATGTGACGAGCTTCCTCAAGTTATGGAACCCACTAATTGGTATCAAGTCAAAGATAAAATCTATGCCATGATTGAGATTAGCAAAAAGAAAGTTGTAAAATGTGAGATTCGTTACATGGAGCTCGGTTATGGATATTCTGGAGAACATGGGAGATCAACTTGCTATATCAAATGTCCTTTCTGTGATAATGAAATTATGATTTACATTTGGTCATTCAATGGATGTGGAAAAAACTGTCCTTGTGGGGCCAAGCTATCAGTCTTTGCAGCTTGGAAGCCAGTATGAAACGCAAACTCGAACCTTCCCAGATTCAATATGCTCACTATCACGAGAGGAATGGACTTTTTATCGAATGTTCTGTGAGTGAGTTTCTAGTAATCAAAGAGAGAATATTAAAAGTGAGGTATGAGATTTGATTGACGAAGTAAAAGTTTTCAAGGTAAAGTTTGATCCAGCCAAGTCAGAACTCAAGGATATATTTGCACATGACATCGCAAGAGCTGTTTGGTGTTTCTATCGTGACAACCACATGATTTCACAGAATGGATTAATCTGGCTGAATGGATTGTGTCGATTGCTTATCAAGTATAATCACAAATACAGAGTCAAGACGGCAAGGAAGATTCTAACTGTCCTCATATCAAACATGAACTCTATTGAGCATTGTATGAGTCATGAAGAACCTGAGTGGGTTGAGAAAGTCCTTCCCTATATGCGAAGAGAAAAGATTTGTAGAGTGGAGAAGGCATGAGACAAGAATCCAAATGCAAGAACTGTTCCCATCCAGTAGTTTTCTTTAACATGAGATGGCATCACACAAACTTTGAAATGATTTCTGACTTGTGTATTATTGAGACTTGTGATTGTAGAGATCCACAGCCAGAAGAAGAGGAGTTGGATGGATGAAAGTCACTCCAGAAGAACTCCGAGAATTAAAGGAATGGTATGTCATTTGTGGCATGGCACGAAAGGAACATGGACTCAAATCTCCAATATGGTTCCAGTCCTATCAGGATTACAAGGCCTGTCTTACCAAGATATGCGAAAAGTACCACTTGGATCCAAACAAGACGATGATACAAATGGATGGAACAATCACGAGGACTCGAAGATAATGCTCTGTCGAAGATGTCATCATTTCCACGTTGGGGCTGACAATGATCCAATGAATGTATGCAAGGATCTTCACTGTAACTGTTCAACCTTTGAAGCTGCAACTGAGGAAAGGCCAGTCATTCCAGACTATCAGAAATATCTATTGCAGATTGAGGGAACGGCTGGCAAAGTCAGGTATATCTTGGAGAATATTCCAGAGCTTAGAGATTCTAGTAACAAGGAATTTGTCTTTAATTATTGGTTCCTCTGTGATGGGCTGAGAGATGACTTGACAAATGAGATACTTGACAATCTGACTGATCCTGAAATCATACGTAGAGCCAAGCAAAAGGAAGTTGAGAAGAATTTTGCAAAGTATGGCCCCACTAAACAGGAAGTGATTGAAGAGAAAGGCCTCAAATATTGGGCTGTTTACGATTATGTTGTGAGTAACAAATAATCTTAAATCTCTCAAGATAATACGTATTATATGGCCTATGGGGATGAAACCAAGTTCAATGACGCAATCAACGAGTCTGGAACTGTTCTTGATACTGCAAAAAAAGAGCAATATATGAATACAGTTGACGGCCATCTTGAGACTGAATTTCTCTATATTCTTAGTGATTCGATTCCTTTCCAATCTGTTCCTGACTGGCTCAAAGTTCTTGCAACTGATGGATATGTTGCCTGTTTTTGGTTTAAGGAAAACACTGACCAAAAGATTTGGGATGAGTGGAAGAACCGAGTAACTGAAAAGAGGATGTTCTTCTTCCAACAGCCTCCGGCCATGACTCGATAACATGAGAAACTTTATCCTCCAGTCGCATCCGATTGATGAAAATTACCAATACAAATTATACCTGAATGCAACTGATCCCATTTTCCTTGGTTGGTGGAAAGCTGCGCCTGATCTCTTCACTCCATCCATTGGAGATTACATCCAGATTCAGGGCCAGTTTGGAAGAATGTTCAAGGTCATACGCTTTGAGCCTCCAACTGGAAACTCGAATGTCTGTCCTGTTGACAAGGCAACAAATATCATCGTTGAGTATTACGATCCATCTCAACCGGAATCAACAGACGATCAGGCAAATCCCATCGAGTATGACTGGATTTATAATAAAGTGTTTTAATCCATAATTCTTATTAAGGTTATAATCTTATGATAATTCATGTGCTATGAAGATGACATGATCGACTTGGAAGCTGGAGAAGCCAAGCCAGAGACAAAAACCAAGGAAGAGATTGAAAAAGAATTTTGGGATAATGCATGAAACAAGTAACACAGAACCCAGAACTTGAATTAATGGATGAATCTTTAGAGAGCCAAATTGGAATCATTGACCAAGAAACCCAATCAAATTGTCCTTGTAAGTGTCATCCAAGAGCCTTATCATGTGTCAAATGTAATGAAGTATTTCACAGAATCCCAATACCAAGGCATTCCCCTCAAGATAGACGAGTCTCAGAAAGTGGAGTCGTGTATTACGTAGCATGATCAAACTATGTGGAGAATGTGGAACCTCTGGCCATACTCTCGAAGAACATACCAAGATTTTCAACTATTGGATTGACAAGATAGACAATATGAGGCAAAAGGGGAGGGTATCTGACCAAGATATGATAAAAGATTCGCCTGTTTTCTTTGAGACTTTCCACAAGTTCCCAGACTGTTTCACTCTGCCAAAGGCATTCAAGGAGTTTGGTATGTTCCAGTTTGAAGCTAATTTTATACCATGTAATGGCCCCATCACAATCGAATCATTTGAAGAGGAACAAATGGAGTGCAGAAATGTTACAATCACTTGCTGTAAATATTGTAATTCTGAGTGCAACTATCAAGCAATAATTGATAATTGGTTCTGTAATACTTGCGGATATACTCGTTATGCAGATGAATTGTATCATAAGACAATCTCCAAGAAGGTTCCCAAGATGCCATTTGGAGTCTTTGACTGGCATCTCTCCAAGCCTAAATTTTAATAGGCTGAAATACAATCATATCTTTGCTTGCAGACATCTCGTCTGTTAGATCATTAGGAATCTGGGGCCAGAGAAGGAGTTGACTCCAGATTCTTTCATAATGTTAATAAGATTAAAAATATAGAACTTTGTTATGGATGTAAATTACAGAGGCAGACATGACATCATCAGTGAGATACTGGAAATCTGTGCTGACGGCTATCATTCCAAGACTCACATAATGTTTGATGCACACATATCCTATGGACAGCTCAAACAGTATCTTGCACTCTTGCAACAGAAAACCTTCCTGAATATGAACTCAGAAGGCAAGTTCAAGACAACTGACAGAGGCAACAAATTCCTCAATGTATTTCGTGAGATTCAAACCCTCATGGGATAATACTCTTTTTTTCCTCTCTCCCCTTGGCAATCCCCTCACTCCAAGCATAGTGTTTTTTAGCCTGAGTATGAAGAAGATTCCCATGGGAGATAATATCACCTTCAAGGATGCAAACATAGGAATAGACAGAGTCAAACTTGATGACGTTACCATTGATACTAATCTATCAGAGGTAATTATCAGATTCAAGAAAGGAACAGGCGTGTATAAGATGACTGTGACTCCAGTAATTCCTCTCTAATCTTTTTAAGAGTGAAATTCTAGTATATCCATAAGGCATATTGGGTATGTAAAAAACCAACGCCATCCAGTCTCTATCAAGCAGATGACACACAACGACACTATGGAAACATAGTGAGAGGAAGTCTTTTGGCCTTGAAGGGGAAGATTATGGATAGGATAAACAACTCTGGAATGGCCCTTCTGATACCTTCTTTTTCAATTTAACAAGCAATTTATTAAATAGTAAGATTATAATTTTCATAATGCCAACTGACCGGAATAGCGGACAGAAGAAGAAAAAGGGGGGAGAGGCCAAGCGTGGAATCAAGTCTGAAGATATCCAAGCCAAATGTAATACGTATTTCAAACAAGGAGAGTTCAACTTATCATTAATCTCAAGAGAGACAGGCCACAAGCGAGAGACTATTGCAAATTACAAACGAATCTATCTAACCGAAGTCAGAGACACAACTAATTTCATCGAGAGAGAACAGGATGCAAGAGATGGACTGGCTCTATATCTTGAAAGTTACATAGTAGAAAACAACGCTGAAATCAAGAAACTAAACAAATTACTTCCCAAGGCTGGCAAGAGTCTTGGAATGGTTATCAGTATCATAGCCAACTTACGCAAGGAGAACAAGGAAACAACAAAAGAAATCGCTGGCCTCAATATGATGCCATTGACTGAGGATAAGATTGAACAGGCTATCCTTGCCAAGTATGGAATCAAGATTGAAGAGCTTAAAAAGAAAGTAGAGGCCCAATCAATCACATCATGACATCACTCATCAACTTTGATCCCAGAAAGATTGGCTCACTAACTGCCAAGACTGTTGACCAAGTAATCGAGGACAAGGGCCTTAGATATGCAGATGTGAGAGATTTCCCCCAGCTTGATCCGTTATTGTTGCCAGACATCCAAACTTGTACGTATGAAGAATATTCCTATGCTGTCCAAGAGTACAACAGAATGATTGGATGGCCCCAATCAAGACTCCTCAATCAGCCTGTTCCAATGGTTCCCTATCAGATTCAATACGAGTATGATGTGGAAAAATATCATACAGTAATTGTAAACAAGACAAGAAAGGGGGCCTTTACTGATGGAAGGATAAGGGCAGAGTCAAGACTCACATTTTCCAAGTATGCTGGCCATGATTCTTTGATTGTTGCTGGAAACGAGCTTAATGTTGCTGTCGAGGTTCTTGACAGGTTTGATGAATTATTCCATAATGGAGTCACTGACAAAGACGGTAAGAAATGGGCCTATGGAGATTTAGTGATGCGATACTCCAAGAGTCCGATTCCAATGGTTGAATTTTACAATGGACATCGACACTTTTGCGCAGCTGCAAGCAAGTCAGGCAAGGCCCAGAGCTTCAGAGGCCTTGATGATGTCATCTCCGTTTTCTTTACCGAGGCCGCACACTCTGGAGCTATTGATGACTATCCAATCTATACGGCACTTACTCCACTCTTGGCCAACAGAGACATTGGTGATCTAGTCTTTGAATCAACTCCAAACGGAAAGCGAGGATTCTATTATGATATTACCATGGATGCAAAGTCAGTTCCAAAGAAGAATCATTACCATTACATTGAGGTTGATTACACAGAGGCCCTCAAGTATGGAGTCTTATCCAAGGAGTACATCGAGAGACAGAAGAAGGATCCAAGGGTTGACTTTCCACAAGAGTATATGTGCCGCTTTACCACAACCAAGCGAGCTGCAATCCCAGAGGATGAAATCCAAGTAATCACTGATCCTGAGAAACAGCCAGAAGATTTATCAGCGTTCTTGGGATATGAGGATATGAGAGATTAATGGAACTAAAGTTGAGAGTCTTACCAAAAGGTTTCAAGGGCCAATTACAAGCTGGAGATATCTATTATGCTGAGTATCTGCAAGACTGGAAGATTTGCCTTCCAATTCCTGATCCAAAAGCGTATATGCAATTCGTGGAGTTTGCTCTCAATACTTGCGCTTCAAGATGTCCACATCCTGACAAGCCAAATCCTCATAGATGCTGGGATATTACAGGCGATAAAGAACTTGAGAATGGAGATGTATCCAAACTCACAATCCATCCATCAATTCTCATAGAGTATGATCCAGACAAGACAATCCATGGATTTGTAACAAATGGCATCTGGCGAGAATAATTCCATCATAATCATTAATAGGTTGAAAATCAGAATCTTCCTCAATGGATAAACCAATAGAAACCTCCGATGTCGTGGAATTTTTGACTGGATATGCCAAGTCAATGAAGAAGAAAGGGCATTCACAAATAACTCAGTTAAATGGAATGCAGTTGATTTTTGCTATGATACTTGACGAGGTTTATTCCAAATGACAGAGATAATGATTACCTGTGGCAAGTGTGATCCTGAAGCAATCAGGGAGATACAAAAAGAGAGAACAATCTGCCACTCTGAGGGCCAAACCACAGTTTGGACTTGTATGCACGTTCAATCATTCAGGGCAACATATCCTAGAAAGTATGTGAGAATAAAATGAAAATCATAGTCAATGCTGTTAAAGTTGAATGGGAATGCAGAACAATCAATTATTATCAGCTAGTAAATCTAGCTTGGCCAAGTGAACAGCCTCCCTCAATGACTCCTCTCTATACAATCCAATACTCACATCCAAAAGAGAAAGGAGGAACCATTATTCCAAATGAGTTTGTTGTTGTAAAAGAAGGAATGATATTCGAAGTTGTGGTGACAAGTAACGCTTGATTCTCACATTCCATGATGTTCTCATCATTGGAGCTGCCGGAGCTGCAATCTGGATCGGAGCTGTTGGATATATCATGTGGAGATTGTGGAAGAAATGAGTTCTGAGACAAAGAAGTTACTTTGTTCAGATTGCTTGTTAGTCGGATTACGTTCCTACGGTGGAAATTATACTAATCAAAATGGAAATCCTGTTTGTAACTTTCACTTACATAACCCCGTGACATACAAAGAGATTCTCTCAACATTACGAGGTTCTCGTTAACATGACTCGTTGTATTTATCCAGAATGTAATCGGAGAGCAACTATCGGATGCACTTGTCATTTAGGCGATGGATGGTGGTGTCAAGAGCATTTAGAAAATCATTTAGAAGCAGAAAGTCTAAATCGTCATCGACAAGCCAATAATGAGATTTCAAAACGAGGTAAATGTTAATTTGAATCGCTTCTTTGATAACTTCCTCTTCAGGTTCTTACAAAAGAAAATAGAAGAGCCAGAAGGAGGCCACTATGAAGAATATGACGGAGTAAAGCATTGGATTCCAGCTGGATATTTCTGGGTTTGGAAGTGGGATAATCGATATGGATAGGTATCTTGGTTTTACTATTGGCTGGGGAATTGCCATGTTCTGGGCTGGAGTGTTGTTTGCAATCGTGGAGATGAAACTTCATTGACTTGCAAGGGAATTTGTGAAAGGCCAGAGTATCATGCCCCCAAGCCAACAGGAATGGGAAGATATGCATCAGGCCAGAAACGCTGTCAAATCTGTGAAACTTTCATCAAGGTTGAGGGCCTGTGGTGTCCATGCTGTGGTTATCGCTTGAGAAGTAATCCAAGAGCTGTCAGATACAAACGCAAACTGAGAGTCATCAAGGGAAAGACAACTCTTGAAGATAACAAGCCCAACAGAAAACAGATGGAGTATGTTGACGGCAAACTCATCCTGACTGAAATCTCGCAAGATGTTTAATAGTATGAGATCCTTGATTTGTTTCATGATTGACTTGCAATATCTTTGGGAGAGAATCTGTATCAAGTTCGGAATCCCTTCATGCTGGAACTGTGGAACTATCTTCAGACTCAAGAAGGCCTATTGTGGAGAGTGTGGAGGAACTGGAATCTTTTACTTTACCTATGAGAACCGTCTTGACCAATCGCAGAAATGCGGAGCTTGTGACGGCAAAGGCCATGACACTTTTTGCAAGAAATGTTATCCGGAGTTTGTTGAGATTGATTATAGGGCCGAGTCACAATGAAGAAAGAAATTCATCTTCCATATCAACGAGTAATAATCAAAGTAAATGGTAAACTCAAGACTCTCACAGCTGAGCAATTTGATAAATTCTGGAAGAAGGTTGGAGTGCAAGAGGGAACCAAGGCCTTTCAATATCGTTCTTATAATGAAAAACTTCTTGATCCACATCAGACAGATTGTCCTCACTTAGAAACTGATATAGTTGAAACATTTGGCCACGAATCAAATATCATCCAATGTGTCAAATGTCATATCTTCTTTAGAGAGAACTCTGGAGAATTTGGAGTGACTTGGCAACATAATTGGTATGAGAAAGAAAAAAGTCTATTGTATAAAGGCAAACGATTCGCCCAATGGCAAGCACTTCAAGGAAATGTGATTAATGTATGAGTAAAGAAGTCCATGCTGTTCCCACTTATTGCCCTCTTGGATGTGGCGCATCATTATCCATCAGACAAATCCAAGGCCCTTGCAAAGAGTATATGATAAACACTAGAACAACTCACAAGATGAAAGTTGACTGGAACGAATCTTATGGAGTGCTTTGCTCTGTCTGTGGCTATGCAACCGTAATTCTTGGAAACAAGAAAGACTAAAATCATAGCAAGATTACAATCTTAATATGGGAACTGAATATCATTTTGAAGGCAAGAAACTTTTAGTGACTGATGAAGAGATTCCACATCTTGGAGGAAGTTTTAGAGTTGGCCCCAAGCGTTACAAAATCATCAAGCTAACTCCTCCAGAGGAAGGCAAGAAAGGAAACATCATTGGAGAGCTGCAACAGATTCCACTCTTTGAAGGAGAGTCTGCATAATGTCAGAACAAGTTCTCTTTGTCTGTCCTCAAGATGATTGTGATTTTACAACAGAGAGCCGAGATGCCTTGAAACATCACTTTGCTAATACTCATGATGACACTGGCTGGGAGATGTGGCTATGAATCTAAAACTTATCGAGGCCAAGGATGGAATGGCAACCTTTGAAAATCTTGACTTGCCAAAAGAAAACGATAATCGATTTTTGATTGTTCATGTTGGAGAGATTGTTGGATTGATTGTTCCAGAGGGGCCAATGTCTTGAGTCAGACATCAGGACTAAACCTATGTTTTACAGAACAAGAAATCAAAAATATCAAGCAATCATATTATCAATTCAAGCACAAGGTTCCAGAGATTGCCAATGCCTTTGGAGTTTCTGAATCATCAATCTGGCGCATTCTTAAAAGTTGAGTCAGGCCCAATATGTTGAGGAGTATGGAGTCGCTACTCCAAGCCAAGTCAATCCGAGAGTAGTACAAGGCCATAACCCTCGTCTGATATCACAAGAAGAGCCTCCAATACCAAGGTTCTCAGGCCTTGATGTTGCCAAAAGAGTTGACCATTCTGCATTTGAATTATTGCGGATGGACACTGACCTCAAGACTGGAGAAAGGTCACTGAGGGAAGAGGCATTCATGCTCTGGCCCCATGTCAATTATCGAAAGGTTTCATCTGACATCTTCAAGATTTACACAAAATATCCATGGGAGATGATGGGATTTGATAGGGCTGGAGTTGGAGATGCAGCTCAAGAGTTCTTTGATGTTACTGGCCTGAGAATGGAACCTCTCAAGACAACTGACACTCTCAAGGTTGAGATTGTCTCTATTGTCAGAGGACTCTTCAATTCCAAGAAATTGTTTGTTGGCAACGAGTCAGAGCTTGTCAGGCAGATCGAGGAACAGGAACTCATCAAGACTGACGCTGGAAACATTCGATACAAGCATCCAAGCAACAGACATGATGACAGATTTTGGGCCTTGGGTTATGCCTGTTATGTTGCTCTTCCCTATGTTCTCAATATGCCTCCTCCAATGATTCGAAGGATTGGAACCCAGCAAGACGAGAGGGATATTGATGCAGAGATTGATAAGCTGATGGGTTTTGACAGTTCACTAATGAGTTATTAAGAAAACTAAAATACTATCCAGCCTTTTTGATATCATTGGCTGAATCAAAACAACGCTTTGCAGCTCCGGCATGGATTTCAGTCAGTAAAACTACAAGAGAAGTCAATCCTCCAAAATGGGATCCATCTGATCCAAGAGGCAAAGGCCAAGCACTTGAGAAGAAACAATCTTCTCAATCAATGAGGCCGCTTGGAGGACTGATAATTTATCCTTCCATTGATCCTTATCGCCCACAACAGCGAGCCATGTTTAGGGCCATTCATACTAAAATACCATACATCTTGAGGGCAAACAACATCATCCAGAAGCTAGTTACTGGCAACGGCTACACAACATCAATCGAGCCAAGAGAGGATAAAGAAATCAAGGAATCATTGATGACCTCTTGGAGAAAACAAAAAATCACAATTCCATATTTTGAGAGAACCGGAATTGCGCCAGCTCAGATGTCGCCAGAGAAACTAAAATCTTGGATTGACAAGATGTTTGACAAGCTTGACTTGGAATCAGTGACATTCAATGCTTATGATTATACAAGAGAACAGGGCCGTTGTGCCGTTGGAATGTTTCCTGAGATGCGAGATGAAAATGGATATTATCAGTTACCAAAAGCAATCAGACTCATCAGGCCCGAGTTTACTCGAAGGCCTTTGCTGAATCGTGACAGTGGGGCCTTGGAAGCTGTCGAAGTTGTTGGACTGACAACAAATGGAGGAAGGCTTGATGCAAACCGTTGCATCTATTTTGTAAATCAATTCAATCTTGACTTGTTTGCTGATTACTATGGAAGGTCACTCATTGATCCTCTCGAAGATATTGGAAAGACTCTTCTGACAATTTATGCCCAAGACTTGAGACAAGCTGCCGAGTACACTTGGCACAAGCCACAGATATTCAAGGTTACAGTTCCAGCAAGAGACTATAAGAATCCTCAGAAGGTTCTTGATGACTTTCTCTTCAGACGCAACAACTCACTTGGAAAAGATATCGCTGTCACTCAGACAGTGGAGCTCCTCCCAACTCCTCAAAACTCTGGAGATATCAACGGAGTGGTTTCAATCCAGAATGAGTGTATTGATGCCGTTGCTGGCTTTTACAATATTCCTCCTTTCATGCTGGCAAAGGGCAAGCAAGGCAACCTTGGAGGAAATGCAAACCAAGAAGAGACTGATGCATTCTTAGAAAATGAAATCAGGCCAGAACAAAATATCCTTGAGATGACACTTGAGAAACAGGGATATGATAGAGTCTTGGCCATATTATTTGACATAGAACCGGATGAAGTTGACGATCCTGACAAATGCCCTGTGAGAATGAGACATCATTTCAACAGGCCAGAGATTTCATTAACCATCGATCCTCAGTATTACGCATTACTCAAAGAGATGGTACAAGACGGAGTAATCACCAAGGAGGGATTGCTTGAGAAACTAGGACTCTCCAAGTATGCAGCTACTCACGACACAGAAGGAGAACAGTCTGATCCATCTGTTGCAACATGGAAGAGAATCAATCCATCATGGCAAAAGGCTTGGGATAAGACAAACTCAGTCTCAATGGGCTGGGGGGCTTCCAAGAAGTGGGCCAAAGACTTGAAACCATCTCAAGGCAATATCCAAGTTGTTGTTGAAAAAGGCTGGGGCAAAAACAAGAAATCTCAAAAGTGGAACTATGAAAATTAGTTTAACAAATCTTATCACAAATCTTAAAAATGTAAACATCTTCTGGAATTATCATGTTTTGGAGAATGCGTCTGGCCAAGATATTTGGCAACGCAATAACAGGTTATTTTTGTGGCCTTGGCTCTCTTTCATTTCAAGACTCAACATTCGAATCCAAAATCATAAACGGATTGATTGGCTCTTTCATACTGATGGGCATACAAGTCGGAAGGTTATTACAAGAGTATGGTAATAAAAGAGAAAGATAACAAAGTGGCTGAATCAAAATCATCCCCCACTGAAAAAGAACAAAAATATTGTTGGTGGGAAATCTTTCTGCCATGGTAGGCGTGCAACCTTACAGAGTCTTTTTATGCAACTAGAATTTTCTTAACATTATGCGAACATCAACAAAGATGCTATTCCTTGTTCTGTTTGTTGTCTCAACAGCAACAATCATGACAGGTTATGCCTTTGCTGACAGCTCGACTGATGCAACCTTGGCCGGAGTAAGTGCCGCAACTGCCTTCAAGACTGGAGGCTTTGGCGCATTGGCCGGAGTATTGTTGTCATTCATGACAATAATCAACAAGAACCATCAAGGAGCTGGAGAAAAGATTGATCCTTACAAATTGGGGGCCAATCTAATCTTGGGAGCTGTAATTGGTATAGGTTTAAGCTGGGCTGGAATTGATGCAACAAAATTGACAGGCAATTCCGAGATTGTCCAGCTTGCTATCTTTGCCGTAAATTACTTCTTCCTTCATGCAATCAACTTGACCACAAGGCCATTATTTGGTAACTGGATCAAAGGCAAAAAAGCAAATCCATCAGCCCCAGCCTCATCGGCTACGGCTGAAACAAAATAACCACTCACAATCTTTTTAAACGTGAGATTCTCTCTTCTTTTTATATTGAACTATGAACGAGACATCCCATGCATAGTGATGATGATACTAATTATTGGATTTGTCATCTCTCCAGCCTTTGCAGACTCGAAGATTCCAATCATGTCCAAGGCCCAGAGAGAACAAGTCTTTAACCGAGTTCCAAACTTTCAGGGAAGTAACTTCAATTACTTTTTTCAAATCATCATAACTCCAACCGGAGTGCAAGAGAATAACGTTGTCTTGGCCCCTCTAAATTACACAGCAATCAAAAACAATGTTGGATTTTTCACAGCTTGTGGAGGATTCAACAACGGCCTTTGTGAGCCTCCAATCGTTACAACTGCATCTCCAACATCCAATTACTGTCCTATCGCATTGATGATTCTCAAGAACCAAGATGGATATCTAAACAAGACTTACACAGTTGCAACCAATGGAACTGTCATCAAGGACTTGACTGGCTATATCTATCCATCCTATTGTTACACTGAGACTGGCCCCAATCCAATCAATGGAAACAACACAGTTCCAGTTCCAGAGTTTGGAAATATTGCTGGCCTTACTTTGATTATTAGTGGAATCCTTTCATTTGTTATTCTTAGAGTGAAGAAGAAATGACTCCACAAATTGGCTGTGTGATGCGTTGCATCCCTGACGAGAATATGATTCCAACTAAGATCACTTATGAGTTATCAGAGAATCAAGTTGTTGCCAAGTGGAACAAAAATATTGTGACCTTTGCATTACTCAAAGGCACTCAGGATATTCCAGATCAACACGAGATTGCTATTGGAATGAGACTTGTAATGCAGACATGGCAAGACGAGATCCCAATCAATCTCGTAAATGTCAAGTCAACTCAGAATCCAGATATTACTTTCGAATGGGTTGATGGCAACGCTGATCCTGTCATCAAGGGCAACACTGGAATCATGGGATATTCTATGATGCCAGATGGAACAGACAGTCCAATCCATATCAAACTCAATGACTTGCTAAACTGGAGCTTCTCTGGAACAAACTTCCAATGGAATCCACTCAATACAATGCAACACGAATCAGGCCACTCGTTGGGCCTTCCACACGATCCAAATCCATCAGCAATCATGTATTTCATGTATAATGGAAAACTGATGCTTGATGCAACTGACAAAGCTGCAATTCAGAACCTTTACGGAAAAAGGACATGGGCCACCGGAGCTTATATCAGAATTACAAATGCAATATCCGGTTGGAAGAACAGACTGAAATAATTTATTAAATTGAAACTCTAATCTTAAATATTCTCATTTTTATTAAAAACTATCTTGATTACAGTTGGCGACAAAATAAAGGCAGAATCCTTCGATGAACGAATGGATAAAATTCACTCAGCCCATGGGGGCCAGAAGTATATTGCGAAAGGAGTTTACAAAAAGAAAAACATCCTTTTTGTTCTGAATCAGCCAGATTATTACAGAACAGGGAAAGGAAAGAAATCATCATTTTATGGAAGAATTGTTGGAGATAACTTGGTAACAAATGACGGAGATATTTTCTACGCACAAGCTGGGGCCTTGACAACTCCATCTCCAAACTTTGCCGATACCAATGGAAGAATGGAGCTTGCAAATGCGGCCCAGACAATAGCAAAGACTGACACTTATGGAAACGTATCTTCTCCAGTAACTACATCAAGAAAGGCCATTGATGCAACATATCCAAAAGTAAACGACTCTGATCCTGACAACACTGGAGCTGGAGTCAATGTTGTAACATGGAGAACTTCTTGGACTAAGGCTGACTTTAACGCCACTGGAATTGTTGGAGGCTGTATTCATGACGCTGGCTCAACTCCAGTGAGTGGCTCAAAACTCTTGACTCATTTCTCAGTTGCATCCTTTGACAAGACTGTAAACGATTCTCTCAAGGGATTCATCAATCACCAACTTCTAGGAGTCTAAAAATGATTAGCCCAGAGTATCTGGCTGGCTTCTTTGATGCTGATGGTTATGTTGGAGTAGTCAAGACAAAAAAGTGGAATTATTTTGGATTGAGATTAGTTCTCATCAATACTGACAAGTTCTTCTTGCAATCAGTTCAAGCTCAATATGGAGGGAGTTTGACTCGCAAAGACTACAAGAAAAGCAAAGAGCATCATAAAATTGGCTGGCATTTGTCATTTTATAGTAATGATGCAAAAAGAATGTCTATGATGTTACTTCCATTCTCAAGAATCAAATCATCACAACTGATGTTAGCGTTGCAATTTCCTATTGGAAGAAAAGTCATGGCTGGAGAATTTGGAGCTCCTAAGATTGATAAAGTCAAACAAGAAGAGATTTATCATCAACTAACCTCAATTAAGAAGGAGAATAGATGTTGACTTCAATCAAAGACAAGCTAGACAAGGCCGGAGTCGATGTCAAGAAATTGGATGGATGGATAGATGAGCCAATCTTCGTGGGCAAGGAAGAGAATATCTTTGTCTTAAAAAATGGGGATAAAACCAAGGTGATAAAAAATGGTTAGTTCCGAACATTACAATCAACTCATTGGAAAACTTGTCTCATCTATTGAAGAATCTCATATCATTGAAAAGACTGACAAGATTGTTTGTTGTACCAATGGAAACTCCAAGATTGTTGATGAACTAATCGACAGAGGATATTCTCCAGTAGAGCAAAGAGTTGTTGACTTTGACGGCAAGAACATTGATGTCTTGATTACATTCCTGAATTATTCTGATTTCATAAAAATCTCGCCAAAGATTGACCATCGAACTAGAGTCATCAGTCTTTATCGAACTCTCTTGGCAAGCTCTGATCCAAAACAACAGAAGATAATCGATTCATTCTTTGTCAAGATGGTTGGAGAAGGAATCTCAGTTGATGAGGATATTGGGGGCCAGATTGTTTCAACTCCGTTTGACAATAGAGCCTTTATCTATGACTTCTCCGGAGGAGCTTCATAATGACTCGTGTTGAATATGATCGTCATGTGAGAGTTGCAACACAGCCAGACGATGGAACTTCTGACATCCAGCCACAAAGAGACTGGAATGGAAATGCACACAAACAGCAAGGTATTGTTGGATATATCGGAACATCAACAACTCTGGCGACTGATGCATTTGTCTTGTCAGACGCATTACACGTAATCACTGGAGAAGGAGGAAGTCCTGACAATCTTGTTACAATCACCTCAACTGATGCCCTTAATCATGATGTAGTCCAATTATTGGCCGCAGCTGGCCAAACAATCACTGTGAAACATGGCTCAGGTAACATCCAATTACAAGGGGCCACAGACAAAGTCCTTTCAACATCAGTCAGATTGCTTTTACAATATGATGGAACCAACTGGAATGAAGTTGGAAACTATCTTGCAGCTCTTACATCATCACTCAATACCTTTGCATTAAAGCAAACATTCTCTGGAGTTGTAGAAATTGACAACCAAATTGGAATCAATATTGGAACCTTTGTTGCCTCTGAATTGATCCATGGAGTGAAAGACGGAGGAGATGCCCAGATTTTACTTGATGCTTATGGAACAGGATTTTATAATCATTTTATTGGAAGAGCTGCAAGGGGAAGTAAGGCAAGCCCAACAACACTCTCAGCTAATGATATCATCACTTCACTTACTGGAAGAGCTTATGATGGAACATCCTTTGCCGCAGCTGGAAACCCACAGATAAGACTTGTTGCAGCTGAGAACCAATCTGGCTCGGCACATGGAACATATATCTCATTTTTGACGACAAAGAAAACAACAACAACTCTCTCAGAAGTTTTCAGGCTCAATGATGATGGAACTATAAACATAACAAATCCAGCATTTACTTTCAACTATGTATTAACTCCAGCCGCTATCACAGCCAACAGAATCCTCAATCTTCCTCTGATAACTGGAACAGATACCTTGGCAACACTTGGACTGGCCCAAACATTCACTGGAACAATTACAATGTCTGGAGCTAATATTGCACTTGGCGCAAACTCTTTGACAACTTCGAATTATACAATATTAGAAACAACAGCCGCAAGTGTCACAGCTATTGGATTATCTCGTTCTTCGGGAAACAATCAATCAGTTTTGGCATTATCACCAGCTGGCACAACAAAATCATCAGGGCTTTACGTTTTCAGGACTAGCGATATAGCGACAAATTATGAGCTTGTGATGCTTACTTCTGACTTTGGCACATCCAACGAACACGCACTCTATGTAAACAAGGGAGGAACAGGATCTTTCAGACCACTTAACTTTTACAACAATGGAACAAAACTAATGAGTCTTGATACTGCGGCAACAATCACAACATACTCCAATATTATTTTAGGAGCTGGAGGAAATACATTTGTGTACATCAATGGAAACAACAATACACTATATCCCTCTTCTGCAACAGGAGTAGGAGCTATTGGATGGAATTTCCAATCTTCAGCTATAGACTTTTGGAATACTTTTACTTCGGCAACTGATTCGTTTGCATGGAGACAACTAACAGGAGTAGGAACTCAAACAACTTTGATGGTTTTAGGAAATACTGGAAAAATTACGAGATATGCAAACATTTCAACAGCAGGACAAGGACTATCTACTATCTACGGTTCTACATTACAAAAATCAGAAACTGGAGCTGATACAAACGTCTTGACTTATACTCCTCCTTCTGTGGCTGGAAGATATAGGGTAACTGTTTCAATTTCTGTATCAGCTGCAACAGCCGCAACACTTGGATGGACATTAGCATGGACTGATTCTAATTCTCATGCCCAAACTCCAGCAAACTTACCAATATTCACACAAAACTCCACAACAGTTGGATTGACAACATCCGTTAGCGCAAACGTAACTTATAGTGGATCGTGGGAGTTTGACATTGATAATTCAGGAGCTAATATTATAGTCAAAACAACCTTCACTGGAACATCCGTAGCATACAAGATATCTGCAATAATCGAACAGTTGGCATGAGTCAATATTATTCAGATGATAACTGTATTTGTAATGCAGAAACAATAAACCCACAATGTCCTCGTCACCAAAATCTATCATAATCTTATTAAGACTGTAATATTCATAACTTTTCATGACAGAAACAGTCAAAGTAATTCTGAAACTGAAAGAGCCTGTGACTGATGTTGCTGGCAATCCAGTCAAGAATCTTCAGGCCGTAAAGAGAACCAAACCTGATGGCACTCCAAAAACCATGATAGACATCGAGGCAGAGGCAAAACCTCTCATGAGAGGAGAACTGTTGTCTTTGATTCTAATGAATGGAATCAAGCCAAAGACAGCCCAAGAAGCGGCTGACTTGAACAGACTCTCAAAGAGCATCAATAATCTCACAGCAAAAGATAAGGGAGAATGGAACATCGATGAATCTCTTCTCAAGAGACTTGAAGAATATGTCAATACAATTCCTCCAGAGAATCTCAATGTCCAAGAGATAGGAGAAGTTTATGCCATGTTTGAAGAGGCAAAGAAGGATCTCTTTCTGAAGCAACGCAACGAATCACAAAAGTAAAGGTTAATTCCTTTACCGTCTATTTTCTTTTTAATTGGTAACTAGAACAAGTGTTGATTTTCAAGAGTTTTCATTCCAAGGGGCCGGAGCTTTCCAAGTCACAGGCAACCTCGTCTTGATACAAAACGAGACTGAGAGGGTATCTGACTCTAATCATCCAGTATTTCAGGCCAGTTCATTCCAAGGGGCCAACCATGCTTTTGAGACTGTTGTAAACGGAGGCTCAAATCTTTTTGTCACACTCTCCAACAAATTCATCATTGACGAGACTGTTGACAATAATGAACAGTTCAACAGCCTTGGAACTGTTATCATGCAAGTCAACGAGACTGAGAGAATGACGGAATCATGGTTTAATCCGAGAGTTATGGTCAGGCTTTTCAATGAAGCTGTCCATGAGGTAGAGTCATTTATTGGCTCAAAAGTAATGGCTAGAATCATCAACGAGACTGAGGAAGTGGAGGAGGAACAATCTCCAGTTTTCCAAGGCTCATCATTTCAAGCGGCAAACCGAGCCTTTGAAGTTCTTGTCAACAAAGCTGTCCTGTTTGTCAGGGCGATGAATCGCATGGTCAACGAGACTGAAGATATCAACGAGTCAGTCAGTCCAATTAGTGCCAAGACAAGGACTGTCAACGAGACTGAAGATATCAATGAGGATGTTGAGCCAATCATAAACCACATTATCTATGTCGATGAGACTGTTGATGTCAACGAGACAATTCTGCCAATTAGTGCCAAGACTAGAATCATCAATGAAGTTGAAAATATTATTGAAAATTCTGTAATTTCTCGAAGCCTTGTCAGGATTGTTGATGAGATTGAGAATATTATCGAGGAGTGGAATTATGTCAAAGCCACAGTGATGAAAGTTAACGAGACTGAGAACATCAATGAGGGATCAATCTGGGCCAGAGCAATTTCCAGAATCATCAATGAAATTGAGCATATCATCGAGACATTTGTTGGCAAGCTGGCACAGCCTCCAACTCCAAGGAAATCAACAAAAACCTCACTCATCAGACGAAGCACAACAACAAAAATCTTTAAACGAAGTGGAGATACTAGACTGGATAGGAGGAAAGGAGTAACATCAAGATTCTGACATGGCAGACATAGAACTTGGAGAGCAATCAGTGGGATATGAATATGATATCGCTGTTTACGATCCTGAAAATGTTGATTCCTTCAACACTCCACAGCTTGCCAACTTTGCTGTCCTTGGCATCACTAACATCTATCTTACCATTTGGACTCAGGACTTTTTGACAATACTTTTGAATCGCAAGCCAATGACTGTGATTCCCACTGGCTCAATAGCCAGATGGCCTGTCTCTTCAGGTGACATTCCAGCTGCCGGAAATTATTGGGCGATGCTTTCCTGTGAAGATGCTGGAGGAAATATTGTTATTCCAACTTATCCTTACATGACTGTTCTAATCACAAAGCGGCCTTGACTCCATCAGGAATCAATATTCCATCATTGGATTTTCATTTTTCAATCCAAAAAATCGCATCTGATTTTAATGAATCAGATCATCCACGAGACAATGATGGCCAGTTTACTTGTAAGAATTGCGGCAAGGGATTTGACACAGAAAAAGAGAGAGATACTCATCAATCTGGCCACGAACCGGATGAAAATGCTGATGTCTTTCGAGAACTGGCTGACAAACACAGTCACACTGAAGAAGAAAGGAAGTTTTTCACAGATATAGCCAATAAAATAGAATCTGAGAACAGATTGAACAAAATTTTACATCTTGATAACAAAAGAATCCAAAATATTGTTGATAATGCCAAGGAATCTGACTTTAAAGGAATGGATGACGTTGGAAGAAATCTCAACACACGAACCAAGCCAAATGACATATCAAGAAACCTGTCTGAATCAGATGCCAATGAGTTTTATGAAGCTCTTGACAAAGGCGACAACAAGACACTTGACAAACTTTCATTGAAGTCAATCGAGTCAATGGATGACAAATCCAAGAATCTAGTCAAGGAAGGTATTGAAGAGCTTGAAGGTTTCAACCAAGTGCAACAAGAGAGGGCCAAGACTACAAAGGCCATCCACAGGTTTGTATCATTTGACGAACTTGACAGTTATCTCAAGACTGGAGAGTTTGGCAAGTCCAAGTTTGAGACTGGCGAGGATGCAGACTACAAATCTTTTACATTTGATCCAAGAAATCCATATTTCAGAGAAAGAGATGTCTTGCTTGAAATTCCAGTCGATGATGAATTTAGAAAAAAACTGCATCCTGTGAGATATTCTCCGTTTCCCAGAAGTGATGTTGAAAGCAAGGACTCGATTGATTCTGAAAAGACTTCAGGATTTGCCCATGAAACAGAGGTCAGGGTTCCAGCCAGTACCAAGGT